CTACTACTATGGTGACAGCACCCGGGTCCAGCGGGGGACCAATTTTTCGCGGCGACAATAGCAAGGTCATTGGGTTACTTGTCGGCGGACGCCGGGATGTGCCACTCAATATTTTCGTTCCGGTTCGCGCTATGCGGACCCTCGCCCCGTGGGCAGTTGATAACACCTACTGCCCGAGCCTTGGTGAACTCCTCACCTTGCAGGTGCGTGCGCGCGTTGAGCCCCCAAAAGAAACTCTTCTTGACCTGCTCGGTATCCGCTGAACACCACACTATTATTTGTATGGCACAATCTTTACATGCAGACCTCGTTCAGGCAATTGACTATCTCGTCAAGGGTGGATTGGAATTTCCCAAAATTGATGAATACGTCGCGGACCTGATTTCCCGCAACCACACGGCTCTCGGCTACACCAGCGAGGTCCAGCTTCGCGACGACTTGCGGGACAAGCCGTTTAGCACTCTGCTTGGTTTTCTGGTTTACCTTGGCCACTAATACAACGACCTAGTTGTATTAGCACGACTACTACCTGCGAACGACCGCTTGCAATCTTGCTGGCGCGGTGTATTCTGTTTTCACGATATGCAATTAGCAAAACAAAACTGGAAACGGCTCAAGAAATCAAGGCCCTGTTATCATTGTGGTAAAGACCACGGCACCGGGGAATGCATCACTCGTGCTGGCAAGCTGCGTAATCCGCCTGAACGAAAGTCTCGATAATGAAAGTGTTTGCCTACCTACGGGTGAGTAGCAAAGGCCAAGTGGACGGCGATGGATTTGACCGTCAAGAAGAAAAAATTCGGGAATTTTGCGTGGCTAATAAAATAGACCTATGGAACATCGCACAGGAGAATGGTGTTAGTGGAACGGTCGAGGGAATCGACCGACCATCATTTTCAGCCATGATTCGCAGTATCGACGAGCAGGCGATAATCCGAAACAATATCGGCGCAATAGTGGTCGAGCGAATGGACCGGCTTGCGCGTGACCTTATGGTGTCTGAGGTTCTTCTCGCAGAATGCCGCAAGCGAAACATTCAGGTGTTTTCTGCTGACCAAGGGTCCCTCATCGACATGGCTTCGGATTCCGGCGACCCGACGCGCATCCTCATTCGTCAGATTATGGGGGCGCTCGCGCAGTGGGAGAAGTCTATGCTTGTCGCTAAACTGAGCGCTGCAAAAAAACGAATTCGCGAAACCACGGGCCGGTGCGAGGGCCGCAAGCCCTTCGGCAGCACGCCGGACGAAGCAGTGTCAATTCGGATGATTCGAGATTATTGTGAGAATGATGAGTGGATTATTAGCTATCAAGCTCTCGCCCAACATCTCAACGAAAGTGGCCGCACACAGCGGAATGGGTCTCCGTGGAACTGGCGCTCCGTGCGGCGCATGTGCGAGCGCCTCAAAGCGAAAGGACTTATCTAAATGAATACTGCATTCCAAAGTTATCTTCGGCAGCGGGGGGATAAACGAACTAGCCAAGTAGTCGAGGACGCGGTGCAGCGCCGCAAAGAAGACGCCTTGCTTAGGCTAGCACGCATAACTAACGGCAAGCACCCGGACTACAAAAACGCGCTCGGTAAGAAGGGGTAAGGTCTTTTCGCCACACTATTTTATGTGGCAACAGACATATTCACATATTGGGATAGCACGGATAGTGCACCGCCCCGACAGGCAGAGCTACTGAGGCTCTGGGAACGCAGTTGGTCCGCGCGCGGTTGGAATCCCAGAATCCTCACAATCCGCAACGCTCGGGAGCACTCTTCGTTTAAACAAGCACACCCGGCCACGCATTATTTTCTTGCACTCGAAATGGCCGGAGGCGGGTATTATGCCGACGTGCGCTCTATAAACTATTCTCTTCTATCCAAGCATGTTTCCAAACCCCGTCGAAAAAAACTTCACATAATTATTCCTCCTCGCAGGTATCTTGAGGAGGGATGGCTTGAAGCACCGGTCGTGTGGTTTGATAGTCGAACGCCGGAAGATGTTGTAAATTGTGGCAGAGTCCTGTGAGCACCCCCACGGCAGAAATAGCGCGCCTGATTCACGCGGGAAATCCCAAGGACGCGGCACTCATTGTTATTGACACGTTTGCGCTCGGGACAAAACTACGCGATGATAATCCTGCAAAATACAACCCAATATTACTCAACTACTTGCACGTCATGCTCGAAAAGGGCCGACCTGAAGAGGCGGCTAGCATGCTCTGGACCGAGTCGCAGTTTACATTCAAGCCCCAATACACGCGCGATGTTTGGAATTTATTTGAGACCTCAAGTATGGGTCTCATTATGGGCGCGGGCTCATGCTCCAAAAGTTTCGGAATGGGAGTTCGGCTTTTCCTCGAATGGATTCGCGACCCACTTTGGACGAGTATCAAAGTGCTTGGCCCGAGTCAAGACCACTTAGAGTCGAATCTTTTTTCGCACCTCGTGAGTTTGCACAGCAGCGCGGCGCTACCGATGCCGGGAACGGTCGGGGAACTTTTCATTGGCGCAGACCGGCGCAACCAACTCGGTTCTATTAAGGGCGTGGTCATTCCCATTGGACAAGTAAAAAAGGCGGGCCGGTTGCAAGGAACCAAACGTAAGCCGCGTTCCGGCCCGGAACACCCGGTCTTTGGTGCGCTCAGTAGGCTTTTCATTTTCGTGGACGAAGGCGAGAACGTTCCGGGTGGGCTATGGTCGGATATTGATAATGTACTCAGCAACGCCAGCGAGCAAGGCGTGTCCAAAGGCTTCAAGATTTTCTTGGCATACAACCCGACGAACCGCGAGGCGGAAATCGGAAAACGCGCGGAGCCGAAGTTCGGCTGGGAGATGTTCGACCCGGAAAAGCATTTTCGATGGGTTAGTACCCGTGGATGGGACGTGTTGCGTCTCGACGGGGAACGCTCGGAAAACGTGACTCAAGACAAGGTAGTTTTCGCTGGGCTTCAAACTCGTTCCGGGCTAGAGCGCATTGCACTCAATAGCGGAGGCCGCAATAGCTCTGGGTATTGCAGCATGGGCCGGGGTATGTACCCTCCGACCGGCGTGGAGCTTAGTATTATCCCTCCCGGCGCGTTAGCGAAGTGGCGAGGCGAATTTATTTGGCTCGACACTCCGAAGCCAGTGGCGGCGGCAGACCTTGCACTTGAAGGAAACGCTAGTGCCAAGTGGACACTCGGCAAGTGGGGGCTCGCGACTGGGATAAAGTACCCTCCGTCCCTTGAGTATCCGACCGGACGCACTTTCATGTTCAAGGACCGCAACAATCAGGTGGTGCCGCGCTGGGGACTTCAGGCAGAGACACAAATTACATTACCCCGAGGCGACACGCGCAAAATGACGGATAGCATTATAGATGTGAACAAGCGCGCAGGGGTGCGGCCCGAGTTTTTCGCGTGTGACAGGACTGGTAACGGCGCGGGGGTGTCCGACATGATAAAAACCGAATGGTCCGGAGCTATACATGACGTGAATTATTCGCAGTCCCCGACTAAACTCAAGATAATGATGGAGGATAGCAAGCCCTGTGACGAGGAATACGACCGGCTCAATTCCGAGTTGTGGTACGCTATGGCCCGGTTCGGGGAGTTTGGATACTTACTACTGAGTCCGTCTCTTGACATTGCTAATCTTACCCCACAGCTAACTAACCGCAAATCCAAAAACGCAGGGGCTAAGAAAAAGGTGGAAGCCAAGCGGGATTACATGAGCCGGGGTTACGAGAGCCCGGACGACGCGGACAGCCTCAGTCTTTTTGTTCACGCCGCGCGTCTCGGCTCTGGCGTCACACTTAGTATGCAAGGTAGCTCCGACATTAACCCCGAGGGTGAATGGGACGGTTGGGAGGATGAGCGAGTCATGCGCGGCGGCGCTTATATCAGCAGCGAAAATATCACCGACTACATACGTGAGGATAGCCGTCGCGAGGAGGAAATATTATGAAATCATTAGGAGACCATGTTCGGGATGCGTTGATTAAGAATGGTTGTTTGAGGTTTTCGCAGTGTCCTAACTGTGGAAAAGACCAGCCTATATTATTTGTGTGGGAAAGCAATACGGCGGAATTTATCGAGGCTGCTATTGTCGAGTGGAAACGTGAGAACTCTTAATGTAAATTTGTACCCACGGGACGGATTTTTCTATAAGGAGTCCGATGGCACCCGCATCGGTGCCGACACTTGGGCGGGAGTGATAAAGCGAGTGGCGGCATACCGCAAGCGCGCGGGGCTACCCGCAGGCGACCCGGAACGCGAAGTGACGGACCAAGCCTGTACCCGAAGCCCGGTGCTATGCTCCGAGGTGGACGCAACCACGCTTAAGCACCGCCGCATCGCCTCGATTAAGGGACGGCTGCTCAAATGGCTTGCTGGCATACGCAGCCAAAAGGCCCGAGAAGGCAGCCTTAATTTTGTGGACTCGGAACTCGCTAAGCGTCGCGCGGACTACTGCGCGGGGTGCCCGCACAACACCCCGCTTCCCGGGGGATGTGGCACTTGCACGGCAGCAGTGAACGAAATCCGTAAGGAGTTGCTCGGGCCGAAGCGCAGGCTGGACCCCCGTGTTGCCGGGTGCAACATGCTCGGGGAAGATTGTGTAGTGAGTACCCACCTCGATGAAGTGCGAGTGGATAATTCGGAACTCCCTCCTTTTTGCTGGCGGAAAGTGGGGGGTGGATGATATTCCGGGTATCAATGCCTTTTCGTGCCGCACTAGCGGCGTTACGGGCCGCGTGGTGGAAGTTACGGGGGTTGCGAACTCTCACCACCGAAGTAGAGGAAATCCAGCGGTGGGAGGAGTGCGAGGTCTGCCCCCATAGGGTTGAGGGCGAATCTCAAGACGAAGACCAGTGCGCGCTCTGCGGGTGTTTACTCAGGGCCAAGGTTTTACTGTGCAGTGAACAATGCCCCGCAGGGAAGTGGAAAAGGGTTGTGCCGAGGAAGGTAAAACAGCACACTATTTAGTGACTATATGGCTGAACCTGTTGTGTTTTTACCGCTGTCCAAAGGTCACGTAACCGTGATTGACTTTGCCGACCTTGAAAAAGTTCGTGGTCATAAATGGTGTGTTGTAGGGACCAAAACACATAAGTATGCTCAATCACGAATCAAAAACAAAGCATTCAATTTGCACAGGTTTTTGATGGGTAATCCTACGGGTAAAATTGTTGACCACATCGACGGCAATGGTTTAAACAATTGTAGGGCAAATTTGAGAATCGTATCAGCTAGACAAAATACGCAAAACTCTTTTAAGAGCCGAGGGTGTTCTTCAAAATATAAAGGTGTGGCATGGAACAAACGAGACCAAAAATGGGAAGTGAAATTTACTTTTTCTTTGGGTCAATTTGAATCTGAAGAAGATGCTGCAAAAAAGTATGACGATTACGTGCGCAGCATACACGGAGAATTTGCTCGATATAATTTCCCCAAAAACGGGGAACAATCAGGAGTGAGGAAATAATATGTCCGGGGTAAATGAAGGTAGAGGTTTATTTTCTTCACAGTCTCCGTATCCTTTGAACGCATATGGCGGAGTTATTCAGTCTCCCGCCATTAACGACTCGGGTAAACCCACACAACACGCTATTAAAGATGTCGGCCAAGCTCGCGACATCGCGCGAACAATTATAGCGGCCAACAGACACCGCCAAATAATTAACAGTCGAATACTCGCTAAGTACAATTCGGAGCGCCCGTACGATAGTTGGAAATTAGAGAACGAAGGGTTGGGCTGGAAACAAAACTTCACGACTAAGCCGCTGCCCAGCATGATTGAAAAAGTGGCCCCTCGCTTTGTCAATGCAATCAACGGGCTCAAGTATCTGACCAATTCCGCACTACCCGAGAAATACGAAAAATCCACGGAGAAGACAGAAAAGTTTCGCGAGGTAATTACGCGCACGATTCGAGAACGCAAGGGATGGAGAACCTTATCTGAGGACATCGCTTTTGACAACGCCCTTTTTGGCCACACTGTTGCCGCGTGCCTTGACGAATATACTTGGTTTCCGACTCACTTCAATCAGGACGAGAATTTTCTCCCCGATGGATGCAAACAGATGTCGTCTTTATGTCAGTTTGCGGTGCTCAAAGAGACCGCGCTGCCGCACGAACTCTTCGCCCGTATCACCGATACTGAGGAAGCTAAGACTGCGGGATATAATCTCGACAATTGCCGAGAAGCAATTAACCGCGCGTCCCCGACACAGATTCGGGACATGCTGAACGTGGGGGGCACTTATGAAACGTGGTATCAAAACGCTCTTCGGGAACTTGTTATCGGCGCGTCTTATATGGCGGGAGCCTCCGTGGTTATTATTTATCACGTATTGGCTCGTGAAGTTACTGGAAAGGTGAGTCATTATCAATTGGCTGGTCCTGAACTGTTAGAAATTTTCTCCCGCGACGACCGTTTTGACTCTATGGAGGACTTCATGTCTTTCTATTCATATCAAAAAGGAAATCGGACGATGGGAGGTAGCAAAGGAATCGGACGGGACATCTATGAGTTGGCCGGAATGATTGACCGGACCCGAAATGAAGTGGTTGACCGGGCCATTCTTAGTGGAAAAACTCTTATTCAGGGAGACGTTAAACGAATCCACACATTCAAGATGCACGTCATCGGCGCTACAATGATTATCCCTAGCGGCTGGGAAGTGCTTGAACGACATATTGACGGGGACATTGAGCCTTTTCTTAAGCTCGACGCTTATTTTCAGATGCTTGTTGACCAGCTTATCGGAAATGTATCCACGCCGAACCCGGTTACTCCCGGGGAAGGCATGCGAAGCCCTGCCGCGTGGAACCTCATGGCCTCTAGGGAGGAAGAAAGCAAGGATGCACGCATTACTCGTTTCCTTGAGCAGTTTACCGACATGGTTGGAATGATGCAACGCCGCATTTGCAACCCGGACACGACCGAAGACGACGCCAAGGCGGCGCAAAAAGAGCTTTTGGAGGTCATGTCGCGCGAGGAACTCGATATTTTAGCAAAACGTCCGGTTGCAGGCACAGTGCGAGACCTCACGCCGATGGAAAGGCAGATGATTTCGGCTTTTTCAGCGGAAAAGAAGGGAAATCCTCTGTATAACCAGCGCGCCCTTGAGGTAGAAGACGGAACCGCGCGCGTAGGGGCTGATTTTCTGAGTAAAGTGCTGTTGCCGGACAACGACCCCACGGAACAGGCGGAACAGAGCAGGCTACAGCAGATGGAACTCGCTCTACTCACTATCGGCCAGCCCGTGCCAGTGAGTCCTCGCGATAATCACATGATTCACATGTCCATTCTGTTTCCTGTGATGGAACAGCAGGCCAGCCACATGCTTCAAGGGGGCTCTGCGACTCCAATTTTCGAGGTTATGGTTGCGCATCTTAATGAACACGCGAACCGGGCCGAAGAACAAGGTGCGGACAAGGAAAAACTCAAACCTATTCTCGATTTTCTCGCTAAAGCCGGTCCCGCTATCGCAGCCCTCAAGGAACATGACCAAGCGGCTAGCCAATTGCAGCAACTTAGCCAAGCTCACGACGAAGAAAGTCAACATTTGAACAATTCTGGATTACTGAGCGCGCCCGCACCGCAAGCACAACAATAAATCACCTGAATAAAATGGAGATAGTATGGAGATTGTAAACGAGTTACAAGAGTGGTCGTCAGAAAATGTGGATGTCTGGCGTGGTTTTTTAGCTACAGAAACCGGCAAGCGATTACTTCCTAAATTAGTAGAGACTGCACCTACCCTTTTAGCAGGAGGAGAACTCAATTCAATTCTTATTCGCTCTGGCGAAGTGCGAGGGTTCGCACAAATGGTTCAAGCCCTCCTTAATCTTGCATCGCACCCCCCTGTTGAACAAAAGTCCACGACGGACAATCACCCTCCTCTCGACGATGACGCCGCGTGGAATGATGGCCAAAAACTGAAAGACTAATTATGCCCGAAGACATCAAACCTAACCCGATGCCCACGCAAGCCGACGTGGATAAAAACAATGCTGCCGTGGCAAGCAAACTCGCGAGTCAAGACATCATGGGAGTTGGCACCCACGTCCCGGATAACATGGAAGTCGGTGCGGGACTCGACGCTCTAATGGCCGAAGCCGAGAAGGCCAAAAAAGACCCCGGAGTCGTTCCAGAGCCGGAGAAGAAAGATGACAAGGTAGTCGAGCCGACGCCAGAGGAAAAAGCTAAGGCTGAGGAGGCCGTGCGGGCGGAGGCGGAAAGAGCGGAGACCGCCAAGCGCGCTGAGGAGATTTTCAAAGACAGTCCGCAGTTGCCCGCCAATGCTTCCCCCAAATCGAGTGAGGCGTTTACCGCTGTAAAAGTGCGCGCAGCGCAAGAAATCGCGGCGCTTCAAGCGGAACGAGAGAAACTCCTCAAAGAAAAAGAGGAACTGAGCAAGAAGCTCGAAAACCCAGTCCCCCCGGAGACCGCTAAGGAATTGGAAGACCACCGTCAGTGGCGCGCGCGTCTCGATGTGGAAGCAGACCCGAAGTTCAAGGAATTCGACAAGACCATCAATGCTACCCGGGAATTTATTTACGCGCAGTTGAAAAAATCACCCGTCGTCACAGATGCAGTAATCGAGGAAATCAAAAAACACGGCGGGCCGGAGATGGTGAAGATGGAGAAGATTTTCGCGGCGGCTGCGGACCCGACTCTTCAGAACCTTGTCGAGCAGTCGATTAAGGACATCGAAAAAGCCAAGTGGGGAAAACAGCAGGCAATTGAGACAGCGAAGAAAAACATCGACCAGTATGTTGCGGAGCGCGCTGGGGCTTCGGAAAAAGAAGCGACCTCGCGAGTCGAAAATGTTCAGCGTGAACTCGACAAAATAACTAAACAGATTCCGTGGATGCGCGAACAATCTATTGACGCCAAGGCTGATGAAAACACTCGCAAGTCCCTCACATCTCACAACGAGTTTGTGAAGGGATTGCAGAAGCAACTTGAGGACGCGCGCAAGGACGAAAGCCCAGAGATGAAGGCAATTCTTCTGGCGGGCATGGCTCAGCTTTTTTATTTGCAGAACGTGCACGGCGCTACGGTGACGGAGCGGGACGGGCTCAAGAAACAGGTGGAGGAATTGAGTGCAAAGCTGGATAAGTTCAAAAAAGCGGGCCTCAGTCACATTCGAGAAAGTGGTGCGCCCTCTGGTGCTACAGCAGTTAAGAAAACCGAGAAAGATATTTTCACTACCCCGGCGACGAGTGCTCTCGACCAGTTGCGGGACCAAGTGGTTCTTGAACGTGAGCGTGCGGCAGGGACCAAGTAATTATGGAAACAACTTATATTAAAATATCATACGGCGCTGACAATACCATAAATGTCTATGGCGATTATAAATATCTTCTCATTGAGTGTCAACGAACATCTGAAGAGGGCCAAATAAGCCACTTATATTTCTTGGACGGCACGCACATTCGTGAAGAAATAAATCACGATAAATATCTACAGGTATGTGAATCTATTGCTTTTCAGCATAGGGAAATATAATGGAGCCTGTTTACACACAGCCTAGCCAATCTATCGCGGTGTTGCAGAAAAAAGTTCTGCTGATTATGCCGTGGCAGAAGAATACAAATCCGATGACGGCTTTCTGCATGATGCAGTTGGCCGACAAGCGCCGAACATCTTCGATGCTGAACTTCGGCGATGCGTTTGTGGCGCACACCCGCAATACTTGTGCCGACCTTTTTCTTGAGTCGGGAATGGAATGGGCGCTTTGGGTCGATGACGACATGGTAGTGCCTTTTGGGAGTTCAAAATGGTTTCGCGCGCACACAGGATGGGAAAATTATCCAGACCCCTTTGCGTCGTTCAATGCTATTGACAGACTTCTTAGCCACGGCAAAACGTTAGTAGGTGCTCTGTATTTCGGGCGTCACTTTGGGGGTCCCGGTGTTTTCAATGAGGGAGCCCTCAATCACCCCGGCCTAGCGTTGGCCCGCAAAGCACCCTTTGACGAAATCCGACCGACCCGATGGGTTGGAACGGGCTGCATGCTCACACACCGTTCAGTTTTCGAGGATATAGAAAAGAAATTCCCACTACTTTCGCGCGGCCCGAATAAACGTGGGGGGCAATGGTTCACTTCGAGTGAGCACACCGCTCTCGATTGGATTGAGCGCACCCGAAAGTTTTTGACGGATGGCCCTATGGACGGCCTCAAAGCGGCCAAGGCGCACGAAATGCTTGAGCGCGCTTCTGCCGAGGCCCGGGGAAATAGTTCGCTCGGCATGGGCGAGGACGTGACGCTTTGTATCCGCGCTAAAGAGGCAGGACACCAGCCCTATGTTGATTTTGGTTTGGTCTGTGGACATATTGGCCACTGTGTGTTTGGCGCTAACACCGCAGGAAAATGAGCAAGATTCTCCTAGCCTTGCAATATTGGGACGGCGACAAAGCTCAGGCGATGGAGCTTGCTCGACTCATAGCGGACTTGGAGCCCAAGCACTGCGATATTGCGGATTTTCTTTTCGTTAACCGCTTCGATTGCAAGCCAGACGAAGTAGCTATTCAGTATGTGGGGCGCAAGTTCAACACATTCAAATACAAGTCTCCGGGCCGGGGAGTGGGTTGGCCAGACGGGTGCAACACATTATGGGGATGCACTCTCGAATGGTTTTACCACATGAAGGTTGCAAAAAAAATCCCTCAATACAAAGCGATTCTCACATTCGAGGCAGACTGTGTTCCGTTGCGCTCCGATTGGATTCATTTTCTTATCGACGGTTGGGACTCACTTCAGCCGACATATGTAGCGGGCGCTCGCGTCGAGGCGGTCGGTATCCACGAGCACATAAATGGGAATGCCTTTTTCTCGGGGGATAAAAATTTTTTGCATTGGGTAGTTAAGCGAACAAGAATACCTCCCGGGGTTGGGTGGGATTATTGGCTGGCCAATGAGTTCCGAAAATGGGGATGGGCGGAACTTCCGGGCATGTGCTGCCGATGGGGTACTAAAACTTTTACTGAAAAACAATTCAAGGACGAGGTTTCCGCAGGGACGGCTTTTCTGCACGGGGTCAAAGATGATTCTGCGCTCAAAATGAGCCGAAAACTTTTACTCACATGAAGAAAGCGCTCATTACTGGAATCACCGGGCAAGATGGAAGTTATCTCGCGGAACTACTTCTCGACAAAGGATATGAGGTACATGGAATTATTCGACGCGCTAGTACCTTTAATACAGAGCGCATCGACCACATTTTTGACCGACTTAACTTGCACTTCGGGGACTTGTCAGACGGCAGTTCGTTGGCCCGACTGCTGGACAAAATTATTCCCGATGAAATTTATAATCTCGGTGCCCAGAGCCACGTCAGAGTTTCTTTTGATGTGCCGGAATATACTGCCGATATAACAGGACTTGGCGCAATACGAATGTTAGAGACTATTCGGGAGATGGGGCTACCGGCACGATATTATCAGGCCAGTAGTAGCGAAATGTTTGGACTTGTCCAAGAAGTCCCGCAAAAAGAAACGACGGCATTTTATCCGCGTTCCCCCTACGGTTGCGCTAAGGTCTATGCTTACTGGATTACTAAAAACTATCGTGAGGCATATGGGCTGCATGCCAGTAATGGGATTCTTTTCAATCACGAGTCACCACGGCGCGGGGAAACTTTTGTCACCCGAAAAATTACGAAGGCCGTGGCCCGCATTCTCGCACATAAACAAGAGCACCTAGTTCTAGGAAATCTTGACGCCAAACGAGATTGGGGACACGCTCGCGATTATGTAGATGCCATGTGGCGAATGGTGCAGCGACCCAAGCCGGATGATTTTGTAATTGCGACCGGTGAAATGCATTCGGTTCGCGAGTTTCTAATTGAAGCATTTGAATATGTGAATCTCGACTGGACCGCTTACGTAGGCCACGACGAAAAGTATTTTCGCCCGACCGAGGTTGATTTGCTTATCGGCGACGCGACTAAGGCCAAGGAACTTTTGGGGTGGACTCCCACTATCACGTTTAAACAGTTAGTGCGGGAAATGGTGGACGCTGACATTAAAATATATGGATAAAAACGCTCGCATTTTTATAGCAGGTCACAGAGGACTGGTGGGCAGCGCCTTGTGTCGCCAACTTGAGGCTCATGGCTATATCAACATAATCACCCGCAGTCACGAGCAACTAGATTTGACGAGTCGAGCGCATGTTCGTGATTTTTTTAAATACTCCTCGCCGGAATACGTCTTTCTTGCCGCAGCGCGCGTGGGGGGAATCATGTCGAATAGTACAGACCCGGTAGGGTTTTTACTCGACAATATGAAAATTCAGAATAACGTGATTGAAGCGGCTGCACATTCTTCTGTACGTAAACTCCTGTTCCTTGGTAGCGCCTGTATCTACCCAAAAGAAGCGCCCGAGCCGGTGCGCGAGAGCAGCCTGCTTACCGGCCCTCTTGAGCCGTCAAACCAGTGGTATGCTCTCGCCAAAATTGCAGGGCTTCGGTTGTGTCAAGCATATCGGCAGCAGGGCGGTCATAACTTCATTTCAGTTATGCCGTGCAATTTATATGGCCCCGGAGACTATTATAATCTGCACAACGCTCATGTGCTACCAGCGCTCATTCACAAGTTTCATGTGGCCAAGGAAACAAATGCCCCGTATGTAACGGTATGGGGCACTGGAAATCCTCGCCGGGAATTTTTGTATTCGGACGATTGCGCGCGGGCGTGCATTCTCGCGATGCAGAAATATAATGATAGTGAGCCTATGAATATTGGTCCGGGCCACGACGGGGATATTTGGGACTTGGCCCACTTGATTCGCAACGTAGTCGGGTATGAGGGTGAAATTCAGTGGGACCCGAGTAAGCCGGACGGCACTATGCGCAGGCGACTCGACAACTCCAAAATCACGGCACTCGGATGGAAGCCAGAGGTGGAGTTGTGCGACGGCCTAAAATTAACGTGGCAGGATTTTTGCAAGGGGGCGCGACTATGAACGAGCGAACCGTCGTGGCAGTTTGCTGTTACCAAGGAGATAGCCCGCAGGTAGTCAACGCCTTAGAGATGTATAAACATCATGGTTGTCCGCTAGTCATATTGAGCCCAAAAGATTCCCCGGTAGAATTCAAAGGTATAAAAGCTGCTCAGTTCGGACGACGCGCTTACATTGGGCAGGACTCCCTCGACCGCCAGCGGTTTTATATGAAATATTTGCTGGATAATTTTTCTTCCGAATTTTTCCTGTTCAATGATTCCGACTCATTTTGTGTATCCGCGCGCATTCCCGACCGGTTGTATTCTGAGTGCGAAAGTACGCTCTGGTCAAATGAAGTGACCGAGCCGCGCCCGCATGAGTCGCCTTATCCGAAGCTGGCTTTTCAGCCCCCATATTTTTTCAACCGTGAGTCGCTAGTGAAAATGCTCGCAGTTGCAGAGCGAGTTCGCGCGCATCCAATTACTCCATATGTGGACTGGTGGATGAATGCAGTCAGTGCGGAGGCGGGGGTCAAGCACAGGCCGTTTACTGATTTGGAGCATGTAAATTGCACCTGCATGCGATTGTTGCCTGAAGAGCAAAACGACTCATGGAAAGTTCTTGACTTCAGGATTCGTTATCACGGAACAGTGATGCAGCATCCTATAAAAACGCCGGAGCAGGTGAGACTCTGTGTCGAGGCCCGCAAAGTTTATGAACAAACCTATCCCAAACCCTGACACTCTTGTTGCCGTTAGCGCATACGCGGGCGACCTGAACCAAGTTCAGAACAACATGTCCTTTTATACGCACCACAACTGTCCGGTGGTGATACTCAGTCCGGTCGATGCTCCCATTCGTGGAATAAGCACGCGGGGCGTGGAATGCCGTGAGGCGGGACTGAAAGGGTGGATAGGTAAACACACGCTTGAACGACAGATTCTTTTCTTGCGCATCCTTTTGGAGTATCCAAAAAACTTTTACATCTTCAATGACGCGGATTCGCTGTGTCTTTCGCCTGACATCCCGCGCTACCTGTATCAGCACGGCGACGTGCTTTGGAGCAATGAGGTTCGGGACCTCAACCCGGGGCCGTCATTGTTGCCGAAGATTGCACTTCAGCCGCCGTATTTTATGACCCGTGCGGTTATCGAGGGACTTATTAGGGTGGCAGATAATCCGGCTACGTCTTACACAGCCCCCGGCCCTTTTACTTCAGCGGAGGGGGACCCCATGCCCGTGCCCACTCTCTGTATCGACCATTTTATGCTACAACTAGTGCACGCTACGCGATATGAGCACCGGTCTTTTCACGATGGGGCATCGTTTGAGACGAGCAACACGAGCAGCCTTGAAACGATGACGGGACTCGTGCGCGACCACGGGCGCGTGCTGATACACCAAGTCAAGACCAGAATTGCCTTGCGGGCGTTGCATTCTGCGCGGTTGCAATACAACCGGACGCATGGTAGATTGAGGGCATGAAGATTTGCATAAAATGTGGGGTCCCAAAGGAACTTTCGGAGTTTAGAGTTGACCGGGGCTATGTTCGCTCGGAATGCAGAGAATGCGCCGCCCTAATTAGGCGAGAATGGTATGCCAAGAATCCAGAGCCATGCAAGGCGGCTGCGCGAAAGTGGAGCAAAAATAATCCCGAAAAGCGGAACGAATCTAAACGCCAGCGATACCACAACAATAAGCAAAAGCATAAAAATTACGTTTTGAAGAGGTCTTACGGAATTCCCTTGTCAGAATTTAACCGGCTTGTGGAATTACAGAATGGGTGTTGCGCTATTTGTGGTGGACCTCCCCGAAGTAAGCCTTCTTTTTGCGTTGACCACGACCACGTTACTGGCAAAGTCAGGGGACTATTGTGTTCCCCCTGTAATTCGGCACTTGGATTTTTGAACGATGATTTTTCTCTTACTATTCGTGCCGCTGATTATCTTCGCAGAACTTCTTAGGTTCTCTTTTTCTTCTTTTTACCACACCAATTATTGAAGCCTTAAAAAGCTCCCCGCTTTGGCTTCAGCAGGGACGGCCTAATTGTTGCTGGGTGGCCTACGGCTAAAACAAAACTCTGCGAGAGAGTGTTTTCTCGTAACCGGTTTGAGGCGCGGTCAATTGTTAGCCTCATGTTTTAGAAAGGCCAAATTTTATGGCATTTTTTTGCGACGACCCGTCTGCGATAAGCGATATTGCGTCTAAGGACACTTCGCGCATAGTCGGGGTCATAGCCAAGGCGCTGGCTGCGAATGCGCCCTACCTCAATGTTATCGGCGGCGGAGTGTTCCCCTCTGGTGTATCTGACGCGGTTCGTTCCGTCGTCCAAATGCAGGCGGCTCCCGGCGATTCTCTCGCTATTCCTACCTTCGTATGCGATACGGAAATCTGCGGACAAAACGGTGTTCAGGACCTTACTGACACGGTGGATTTCACCCTTCGGCTTGAAAGCTTCCGTGGCCGTGGCCCGAATATTTGCGTTAAGAAAGGCTATGCCGCTTTCAAGGGCAGCTACGTTATGGCTGAAGACAGCTTGAAGAAGCTCGTCACTCAGTATATCAACGCAGACACGCGCGCTCAGTTGTATCTGCGCGGTGCGAGTAAGTTTACGGCTAATGCCAATTACGACTTCGACTCGCTGTTCACTGGTGGTCTGGAAACCGACCTCGGGGTTAAGTTCGCCCCGCTGTTGCCTACCGGCCCCATGACCTTCAAGGCGTTGCATTTTATTGCGCGTTATCTGCGCGAGGTGCTCTTCGGCGAATGGTATGCTAATGACCAAGGTATGCCGCACTTCCGTTTCATCGGCGGCTCTGACCAGATTGAGTATTTTCGCTCTGAGGTCGGTGTGCAGAATGTTATGGTTGCCCTGACGACTGGCGGCTACAAACTCGGCGAGACGACTCTTACCGCGTATAGCTTTGAGCAGTCCCCGGCTTACCGTGGCATCGCCTTCGGCGTTGACCAGCGTCCGCTGCGCGCTACCGGCTTCAACCCGGACGGCACGCTCGCTCTCGTTGACCCCGTGACCATCGTTAGTAACCCGGCTCGCCGGACTGCTTTCGCCAAACCGAATCCGGCTTGGCTGAACGCGGATTACGAAGTCGGCACATTCATCGCGGACGGCGCTTTTGAGCGTCTCGTTCCTGAGAAGTATGTTGGTGAAGGCTCTTTCAAATTCGCCCCGCAGTTGCACATGGGTGAGCTTGAGTGGCACTACCACATCGACAATCAATGTAATGAGTGGGGGGATTTCGGCTGGCACAAGTATCAGATTACTCGTGCTTATCGCCCGATTCGGCCCCAGCATATTATCCACATCCTATACAAGCGTTGTAAAGCCGACCTCGGCCTCGTGAACTGCTCTGACACCTCGTCTAGCTCGTTCAGTGGCTCGGACAGCTTCACCACGATTGGCGTGTGTGGCGATGACGAGACTCCGGTTGTCCACTAAACCGGACTAGCCCCCGCTCTCCATCGGGGACAGGTGAAGGCGGGAGCCAACTAATAATTGGCTCCCGTCTAATTTTAGAGAGATAGTTTTATGGCTGCAAACGAAATCATTTTCAAACCGGGCGACACGGATAATAATCTGCTTCGCAAAATTCTTATGTCCCTCAATGGCGAAGGGTCTGTTAGTTCAGGTGCCGCCGCGAGTGGGTCCGCTATTCCGGTTGTTACCGGCTCAGGTCTGCTTAAGAACATTCAAACGAGTTTTCAACGCCCTGCGGACTCGAATGCGTATGCGGCCTCCGACGTGGTTGGCCCAAATGTCGCCGCTGTCCAGAAGTTTTCTGGTGTTGCTAATTACAATGGGGGCTCAGGATATGTTGTCAAGGCGCGCCTTACTACGGATGTGGCAGTTACTACACTGGCGAATTTTCGACTCTATATCTACTCAGTCGCGCCAACAGCGATTGCAGATAACTCTCCATTCACTTTGCTTTACGCTAACCGTCTCGTGCGGGTCGGCTACATTGATTTTGCGCTCAGCACTGAGGGCTCAGGCTCAGACTGCGCAGAAGCGGTAGCTACAGGACTCCTAATTCCTTTCAAATGTGCTGCTGCCGACATCGCCCTTTATGGGGTACTCGTTGCCAAGGCGGCATACGTTCCGGGCAATGCCGAAAACTTTGCACTTGAACTCACTGTAGATGTTAGCTAAACGCATAACAGCAGGTTTTTCTCCGGCGTCTTATCCGGGGCTTGAGGCGTGGTGGGCACCCCATCTCGGCGGGGTAACTGTTGACGCTTCTAGGCAGGTGTCTCAGTTAGACGACCTCAGTGGCAAGGGTCGAGCACTGGTGTCTTCATTAGCTGGTACCGCTCCATTACTCTCGGGCGGGCGCAATAGTGGGAATCTTTGCCTTTATAGCTCAGACTTGACTAAGGCAACTCTTTTTTCCAGTGCAATCTGGACCCCAACCAGCGCAACAGTAAATTCCGCGAGCACGTTTACATTCACTGCACAAAACGGAAAACTCGTAAATAGTGTTCGGGAAATTGTCCCGAATCGGCAATATCGCTTGCGGTTTCAGGCTCAGGCGGTTAGCGGGCATACGGCCCTAACACTCCTTTCCACAGGAGCCACAGTCACGAGTCAAGCAATAACGTTGACCGGAACCCTCGACCAGTATGAATACACGTTCACGATGGCGGCATCTGTCAATGACATTTTCACTTGGGGTCTTCAGGACACTGCGGCATCTGGTTTCGGTCAGGTTCAACTAACAAATTGTCAGTTACTCGAAATGGAATGGGATACTGATTACCTGAGCACGACTGACGGTGTAATCAAACCCCTTTATTTTGGTATGCCGTTTTTAATGATGGCGCGTGGGCTACAGCCCCCCGGAACTAATCAGGCTTTCATTTTCAAGACGACTAACAGTTTTTCTCTAGCGCAGCCGTGGACGTGCTATATGCTAATTCGCCCGGTGTTATTCGATAATGCGGTAGATTATATTATCGACGGAACGGGCAGCAATGCCTCGGGTGCCATTCTAGTGAAGGCATCTTCCACTCAACCTGTAGCCGCCGCAGGAGGGTCAACTACTACTCCTATTTTAGGGACTCAGACATATACATCTGGAAATGTAATAGTCCTCACTGCTGTTTTCAATGGCGCTAATAGCGTGATGCAAATAAATCGACTTGCGCCAGACCTCGGAAATGCAGGCTTGAACAGCCCGGGGGGAATTATGCTTGGCGCGCGCGGAACAGACGGCCTCAGGGCAGGTAACTTTGATTTTTTCGAGGCAATTATTCGCAAAGGGGCAGACGACGCTCAGCAACGCGACATGTTTCAACGATACCTCGCAGGAGTAGGGAAAATAGTAATATGACGGAACACAAACTACTTGCCATTTTATCCGCGAACGGAATTTTAGCTGGTCTCACTCAAGCTGTGGGATGGTTAGACCCGGTGTTGCGGATACTACTACTGTTAGCCCAAATTGGAGTGGCTCTTGTTACAATAATGTGGATTCTGCACAAAATTAAAAAGGATAAATAATGAAATTGTTTCTATCAATGCTGTTAGTTATTTTGGCCGGATGCGCTGTTCGACCTCTTAAACCGGGATTTGGTGTTATCCACACCCCCTCGGGCGTCGAGGCTGTAGTCAAGCAGCCCGAAAACCCTAAGAACGAATCCAAGCAGGATGTGGAGTCCCGCACTGAGCGTGTTTCACCGAGCGGTGAAAAGGTTGTTACTACTGAAAAAATTACCACCGTAGTCGGTGCGGCTCAAAAGGATACAGGTCGTGAAGTTGCCGCCAAGTTGCGCAGCCTGAGCGGTGTTGTGTGGGTGGGAGTTATTCTTTTCTTGTTCGGAGTTGCCAGCGCGGTTTATCCGCCTCTCAAATTGATTGTGGGTAGCGTAACAACGAGCGCCGCGTGTGCCGCCGCAGGATTAGCGCTCATTTTCTTGCCCAGCCTGCTCGTGGGGCATGAACTTCTTATTCTCGGGGTCTCTGCGGGGGTTGTAGCGTTGTGGTTTGTAGCACATCGCCACGGTTCTCTTAAGGGCTCTCTCGACACACTTTTGAAGGACGTGAAAAAACTATGAATTTCTGGTCTTTAGTGGTTCCCCGGTTTGATGACCTCGCGCAAAAACTTGCATGGAAGACTGCTGCCATACTTAGTGCGGGAATGGGCTTAGGCGGCAACGATGTTGTGACTGACACCAACGTGCATTCCGGGGATTGGTGGAATTTACATGCGTGGACAGATTGTGTTTTCACCAGCATCACTTTTCGTTCAGGCACTAGCACCGGCTCTTTGTCTGGTAAAACCCTTTTGGCTGGGGACCGAGAATATGGAAACATAATTGCTTTTCAACTGGCTTCTGGAACTCTAGTCGCGACTCGTGCCGCCATTCCTTCGTAATATGAACCCATGTTTACGAGTCCAAACTAGGCCGGTGAACCTTATTAAGTCATTGCCAGAAGTTCATCCCCTTGTTCTCGAATCACTTTCGGAATTGTTCTATCCCACTGAAGTAACAAAGCAAAAATCATTATGGTCCAAAATCAAAACCTTTGTTCTATCTTTACCAGTTTCTTTAAGAGACTCTTGGAGGAAATCGTGATTCCTATTGGCTCAGTAATCGCGTGGGATAAATCCCTTGCGGGCGTTCCCAACTTACCAGACGGCTTTGTGGAGTGCAATGGGCAAGTTCTCGTGGATGCTGCAAGTCCTCTTAATGGGCAGACCATTCGTGACATCAACTCCGCAAATAAATTTTTGCGGGGAAACTCCACTTCGGGCGGTTCAGGAGGTTCCTCAACTCATTCTCATACTTTTTCAGCAGACACCGGGATTGAAGATTCTGATACGTTGGTCCACGGGCTTGTAGCCGACACAGGCGTTGCTGGATTGGGGCATACCCATTCAGTTGCAGGAACAACGGCGGCAGGTAGTTCTAATCCTTCCTATGTGGATATGGTTTGGATTATGCGAGTGAGGTAAATTTATGGGATGTTCAGATTGCGGAAATACAGTAACGCCGGGATGCTGCGGCAACCCTTGCGGCGCGGGACCGGAAAACACTGCCGCGTGCGAGTCTCTTCCGAGTCAAATCGAAAATTTTACCATTCAATTTTTCGGCACGGTGGTCAAGACGGAGTGCGACGGAAAAGTAACTTGGTCTTTGCCGTGTAGCCTCGACGTAGGGCTTCCTAATAATCCTCGTGGTGTGGACGAGGGGCTTGCGTGTTATTTCTTGAGGCTCTTCACAGACGGTATTATCGGACTTACGGGACCTCCAGGCGCTGCGGGTGAACCCGGGCTCAATGGGAATAATGCTTATACAGTAACGCTTAGTAGCTTTGTGCAACCTAGCTTGGTGAGCCCCCACATTCAGGTAAATACCCCTTTTAATCCGTCGATTTTGACCGGGACATATGTTTTCATTGCTACTTCAGGGTGGTATCTTATTGATGATGCCGACCCGAGTGGGGTTCTTTTCTTAACACTTGCACGCTCGCTTCCCGGCGCTTCGGGAACTATCACTGCTGGTAAGTTAGTGGTCCCGAGCGGATTCCCGGGCACTAGCGTCACCGGTCCGCAAGGACCGCAAGGGCCAGCAGGAGCGCAAGGGACCCCCGGAGCGTCTTTTACGGCGACGAATGGTTTTTATTTTGCTACAGTTGGAACGGACTTTCCTCTTGATATTACTTATCAGGCGGTGACGTTTGTAAATTCGTCTCCTGCTATTTTGCTTCCCGCGATTGGGACGTATGCTATTTCTGTCGTGGCTACGGCGCTAGGAATGGCGGGGGTTGCTACTACTGACATCATAAAGTTGAAGCTTCGTAACACCACAGATAACGCAGACGTTCCCGGCTCGGAAATGAAACTCAGTAATTTTGTGGTTGACCAACTTGGCCAAATTGTAATTAGCGTAGGTGTAACCACTAGCAGCCTTAATAACACTGTTTCGCTTTTTGGCGAATGCACGACGGCTGGAAAAGTAAATGTAATCGCCCTCAATACCACTGTAGCTTTCGTGAGGCTTGCATGAGTTGTGATTCCCTAAGAGGTCCTCCCGGACCCCCGGGACCGAAGGGGTCGTTAGGCCCACCCGGCCCTGCCGGACCACCCGGTAAACCCGGAGGTTGTAGCGATTTGCGCGGACCCGCAGGCCCTACAGGCCCACACGGACTCAAGGGCGACAAGGGAGACAAAGGAGATAAAGGCCGTGACGGGTGCCCCGGTACGCAAGGTCCTCCCGGACATTCCGGCGCGCCCTCGACGGTTCCCGGCCCCACGGGACCTAAAGGAGATAAAGGAGATACTGGAAACGTTGGTCCCACGGGTTCAACTGGTGCGGACTCTACAGTACCCGGCCCTACAGGTCCCACGGGTGCGGACTCTACAGTCCCCGGCCCTACAGGTCCCACGGGTGCGGACTCTACAGTCCCCGGACCCACTGGTCCCACGGGACCCAAGGGAGATAAAGGTGATACCGGAAACGTTGGCCCTACCGGTCCAACTGGTGCGGACTCTACAGTACCCGGCCCTACCGGCCCTACGGGAGCAGACTCTACAGTACCCGGCCCCACGGGCGGTACCGGCGCGGCGGGCCGTGACGCTGGACTAAAATACACTTATACTACTGCGCTATCGGGGGACCCTACTAGCGGGCACCTTGGTTTTGATTCTACTACTTTGGCCTCGATTACTTCTTTGAGGATTAGTGAGACCGATGTGGATTCTAACGCTATTGCTGCGTTAATCCAGACGTGGGATGACTCCACCACGACCGCGGTTCGGACCACTATCACAATTCTAAAAGATGGCGCACCCTCGAATATAATTGTGTTTCAAGTGTCCGGGGCAATCACGGACAACGGCACTTGGGATTCTTGCAGCATAACCTACGTCACTTCTAGCGGTTCGTTTTCAAACGGAGACACTCTCAAAGTATTTTTCGCTCGCACGGGCGATGTTGGGGCTTCAGGAGCTTCTGGCGCATCCGGCGCGGCTGGTGCTCAAGGCCCTACTGGACCTACTGGAACTGGCGCGGTGTCTGATGTGCAGGTTTTCACGGGCAGCACGACTTGGACGATGACGAGCGGCGCAAAATGGGTTTCGGTAATCTGTGTCGGAGCGGGGGGAGGAGGGGGCGGAGGCGGTTCTTTGAGCGGGGCGACCCCTACCGCAGGAGGAGGCGGCGGCGGCGGCGCGGGTTCACGAGTCGAACACATTTTTAACGCCGCAGACTTGCCTACTGGCGTATCCGTCACGGTCAGTACTAGTGGCGGAACGGGAGGTACGGGAGGAACTCAGGGCAGCGGGAGCGTGGGCGGAGTCGGTGGAAATACATCTTTTGGAACTTTTGTTCTTGCTGGCGGCGGGGGTGGGGGAGCGGCAGGCA